TTGGTATGCCTTCGAGGTTTTATCCCTTCGATTGGCTACTTCCATTTCACTTTTATCGTGACGTGCGAACCAAGCCACCATGGTTCTCAATAGTTCTTCCGATATAGGCTTTCCAGATATAAGCGCGCGTGCCGTGAAGACTCCCTTGGATGGTTTCCCATCTTCCCCCACCATAGCCTTCTTGGATGGGACGGACTTGGAACGAATCTCCAAACCTTTTTGGGCGTTACGTTTTACTGTGACGGGTGGTATTCTTGAAACTGGCATGTTAATTAAACTCCATAGATAGATAATCATGTGATATAGTTATACACATGTGGAGATTATAGCACGATGGCACGAAAGAAACAGAACATAAACATCATTGGAAAGGCCGCCAACAAGCGGGTGGAACGTGCCATTCCCAAGATACAGCGTGAACTTGGATATGGGAAACGTCAAGCCACCGCCGTGGCTATTCGTCTTGAAAGCGTGGGCCAATTGGGGATGGGTGGAGATACGAGAACCGCTGCACAATCGAGAAGTGGAAAGTTTTCCTTGGGAGCTTTCGCCGTGTCCCAGCTCAAACGAAAGAGACAACCCAAGAAGACGATGGTTGTTGATACCAATCCCATCAAAGCCCAAAGTGTGGGAGATTACCAACGCCAGTATCGGACCAATGTTCCCGTCCAATTCACCACGTACAAGAAGAAGCCCCGGAAGAAATGATGATACATTTGGAACCTAGAAAGATGTATGATGAAGCCATCTTGGAAGAAGATTATGCATGTGATGTTGTTATCTATTCGTATGATTCTTTGGTGGAAATACTCATGAAACAACTTAGAGAACACTATCCAGAAGATGACAATGTAGACATCTATTTGATGGCAGTAGAACACATTGATTCCAATATACAAAGCATGAAGGGAACACAAAAAGATTGGCCCCTGTTCATGAATGAAGAAGATTATCAAGAACACCAAAAGAATCATGTGGGTGGGGTTGTCGGAATCTAAATACCCCCGTACTATTTATGACCACCATATTTTCTCTCCATCCCATCAAATTAAACCTTAATAGAAGCCCATAAAACCATGACAAACGAACCAAAGCACATCATAGCATTATCAGGTGGGAAAGATTCCACGGCGATGGCATTACGCTTGAAAGAGCTTCATCCAAAAAAAGAGTTTATATTCTTTTGCACACCAACGGGTAACGAACTTCCAGAGATGAAAGCCCATTGGGAAACACTGGAATGTATCTTGGAACAAAAGATTATCAAAGTCACCAATAAAACCTTGGACTTTTGGATTCATCATTTCAACGCGCTTCCAAATTGGCGTCAAAGATGGTGCACAAGATTATTGAAGATTGAACCGTGTTTGGCATACATAAAAGGATTCGACACAAAGCCACTTTTATATGTGGGACTTCGTGCGGATGAACAAGAGAGAAAAGGGATATATAGTGAAAATGTGAAAACCGTGTTCCCATTACGTGAATGGGGATGGGGATTGAAAGAAGTGGTGGCATATCTTCAAGAAAAAAATATTCGTATCCCAAAAAGAACTGATTGCGCTTTTTGTTATGCCCAAAGAACCAGTGAATGGTTTTATTTGTGGCGTGATAACAAACCCTTGTATGATGAAGCCATAAAGATGGAAGAAAAAACCGGCTATACTTTCCGCAATCCCAAGAATACAAAGTGGGGAACGAACTTGAAAGAAATGGCAAAAAAATTCGTGGAAGGCTATCTTCCCATGGGTGCCACCAACCAGATGAATCTTTTTGAAGATGAAATTGAACCATGTAGAGTATGCAGACTATGACAACACGCGACAAAAACAAAAAAGGCAAGAATGCCAAGCTAACCCAAGCGCAACGTGAAGAGATTATCAAGCTTTGCTTAGATGGCAAGATGACACGAACCGCCATTGCAAAGAAATATGGATGTTCCGTCCCCAATATCACCTACATGATGAACAAGTACAATAGAGATAATGAACTTGTGGAGAAGAAGAAGCGCGCCAAGAAGGAACAAGCCACCAAGAATCCCCACACCTATCCAACGGACCCAATAAAGTTCCGTATTGGGAAGATACTGGAGATTGAAGGGGACATCCAATTTGCTAGAGATGAAAAGGTGATTCACACTTTGGGTTCTTTGCATAAGCTCCATCTTTCCCTTCATGATGAACTTAGAACTTTTGTGGATGCCACCAAGGAAGCCCACGGCGCCACGCCCGAACAATTGAAGATTGAAATCGTGGATGCCATCCAAAGTCTTCCACCGCTATTGAAGAAACAAGTGATGGATGAATTGATGGTGGATAATTCCAATGTAGTGAGATTAAGCACAAAATGATAGCACTACTCCAAGCCGCCAAGAAAGCCAAGGAATTGAAGAATCTTGTGGATGAATGTCCATTGGATTTCTTCCGTCCATCGCTACCCCAAAGAAAGGTTTTGGAATCGGAAGATAACATTGTTCTATTTCGTGCGGCTAATCAGCTTGGGAAAACCTATGTGGGCGCGGCGGAATGCCTTTATATGATGAAAGGGTTTTCACCTTACAAAGATTTATCCCACATCAAACCACCCATCATTGTGTGGGCTATTGTGCATAGCTGGGAACAATCCAAGATAATCCAAGCCAAGATACATAGCTTGATTGGAAAAAATGAATATGCGGAAGATTCACCGGACTTTTTGGAAGGGCGTGGGTACCGTGCCAAGAATCCATGGTTCAAGCTCAAGAATGGTTCCATGTTGTTCTTCAAAACCGCCAATCAGGGAACACTTGGCGCGGCATCCGGGACAATTGATTTTTGTTGGATTGATGAACCGTGCCCCCAAGCGCTATTTGGAGAATTGGCAGCTCGACTTCTTCGGAATCGTGGGCGGATGCTCATGACCATGACCCCAATTGGTGGGGGCGATTTGTCATGGCTAAAGAAGCTCACAGAAACAAAGCCCCCACGCGTGAAAGATATACACGCGCCTTTATCCGTGGAGAATACAACCCCCATCGACTTGGATGGAACACCATTGGAACCACTTCTTCTTCAATCAGATGTGGATAGAATAGCAGACACATATCTTTCCATAGATAGGGCCGCGCGCTTGGAAGGTTCGTGGGATGTTGGGGTTCCCATGGATGGAAGAATCTTTGAACACTTTGGAGAAGACCACATCAGTGATGCACCATGTCCCACGGGTGAATACAAGTTTTCCATTGGAATCGACCATGGACACCATCCAAATTCCCAATGTGCCATCTTGGTGGCTATCTCAGAAGATGACAAAACCATATATGTGTTGGACGAATACTTTGCGGCGGGTGGTGAACAACAGAAGGCCACGGCACGCCGTCACGCGCGCGCCATCGTAGCCATGATTAAAAGAAATGGACTGGAACCGTTACAAATAAATAGATGGACGGGAGATAGACCCCACGGTGGTGGAAAACATGGTGGAAGGATGTCCAATTCGCTTCTTCGTTCAGCTTTGGAACACGTGTTGGATTATCCCGCCAATTCATGTCCCTTCCGAATACACACAGCACATAAGCCAAGGTGGTCCGTTTACTATGGATGCCAATTGGTAAGTGAAGCCATGGTTCAAGGCCGGTTCATTGTTCATCCAAAGTGTAAAAGACTTATCCGTTCACTATCATCTTGGACACTGAAAAAAAGTGGTGCCATGGATAGACTTTCTGAATGGAAACATGCAATTGATGCGCTAAGATATGCCGTGGTTCCCATCTTGGATTCCAAGTATAGCGCCCCCAAGTTTTCAAAAATCCCAATTCATAGGAAATAGATATGTTAACAATGCCAGCAAAGCCAATCTTTCCAGATAAGGCATCCAATGATAGAAGTGAAACAACAGCAAGAAGAAGAAGATTGTTGGAAGGAAATTGGGCTTCCGATTTGGAAGACTTCATAACGGATTCCGTGGCGCTCGATAGGCGCGCGATTTGGGGAGCCTTGGACACATCATCCAACGTTTTCAAACAAGGATGTGAAGCCTTGGCCGTTCTCTATTCACGGAAGCCATCCGTGGGGATTGAAAGAGAGAACGCAGAAGCCGCGCGTGAATATATTGGCCCCCAAGGTGCTTTGGATAAGTCCCATTATTTTGAAATGATGGCATCCCTTCAGATGAAAACAATTGGACTTCGTGAAATGTTGATGCGAATAGACATTTCAGATTCCAACCAAATCATGTTCCGACCCGTCACCCCGGATATGGTTTTTGCAACGGCCCCAGCTGGGGACCCAATGAAACCCAACTATCTTTATGAATTGAGATTACGAAAGAATGATTCCACCGGTGAAATGTTTTGGACGGCGGATGTCTATGATTTGAGGGACAAGAATAATCCCCAATACAAAGTTCATCATGTGGAAGCGGATGGGCTATTGGGTGAAGAGATGACGGATATTTTTTTGGGTGGAAACATGAGTGGGGGGAATTATCCATATCGAGATTCCAAGGGTGAACCATTTCTTCCATGGGTATTTTATCATGCCGCCATAGATGGACAACTGTTTTCCCCTTATGAGCTATCGGAAGTGGTGGCAGGAAGCATGGTGGCGAGCACATACTACACATATCTTAAGCACTTAATGTTCGATGCATCGTTTCCCCAACGCTATGTAGCTTCCCTACAATTGGCGGGTTTGAACACGATGGACACCAACATGGCTTCCCAAAGAATGAGTGTTTCCACGGACCCATCATCCATTCTATGTTTCACGGCAGACCCTGACAGCACCACCCAACCATTGATTGGACAGTTCCAAGCGGGTATGAGTGACCCCGCCACAATGTTGGGAGCTATTACCACCTATGAAAGACGATTGGCCACACAAATGGGGATAGACCCCGCTTCCGTTCAAAAGGTTTCCAGTGACCCAAGAAGTGGTTATTCAATCGCGATGAGTAAGGAAAGCATGAGGGAAGCCCAAGAAAGATATGAACCGGTGTTCAGAGTATCGGATATAGAAGCCATCGAGAAGGCCGCCATGATTTCCAACGCCATCTTGAAAACATCATATCCAGAAACCGGCTATGTTATCCAATATGAGTCCATCGAGCTTTCCGAGATGGAACAAAAGTCCCAGCGTGAAAACATCATCGCGCTATTGGATAAGGGTTTGTTGAGTCCGGTGGATGCTATGTTTAAGCTCTACCCCGATTTGGCAACGGAAGAAGAAGCCATTCAAAAACTACGAACAATCAGACAACAAAAAATAGAATTTGCATAACCCCAACCAAGGTATAAACCATGAAAACAATAACCCATGAAGGCCAAGAATATATCCTCAAAAGTGAAGTGGATGGAATCGTGAGAGAACGTCTATCCAAAGTCACGGAAACCAAAAGAAGCGCGGAAAAACGTGTTTCCGAATTGGAAAGCCAATTGGAAGATATGAGTTCCAAAGTAAAAGGAGCGGAAGCGATGGCGTCCCAGCTTGCAACACTCCAGGATGAACTAGCCGTATCAAACCAAAGATATGAACGGCACCAAGCAATAGCCGCCCAAGGAATCACGGACCCCGAAGTGAGGGACCTTGTAGAATGGCAGTATAACAAAGCCATGGATTCCAAAGCCAAGAAGGATAGAATTCCCATGGGTGAATGGATGGCAACCATGAAAGAGGGTGGAGAAGTTCCCACGGTTTTGAAGCCATATTTCCAAGCCCAAGAAGCCCCACAAGACACCCCCCAAGAATCCACCCCCGCCAATGTGGATAGAAGCCAAATCCAAAGCCTTGGTGAGCCTATACAATCCACGCCACGTCCATCCACCAATCAAGGTGTAGCCCAAACCCAAAACCATTCCACAAGTGGGGACGTTTGGAAACGTGCGGCTTCTGACTTCGAGTTCTACCAACAAAACCGCGCGGAACTTCGAAAAGCGTACTATGCTAAAAGAAACAACAGATTTAAACAATGATAAGAGACATCACCGCTTACCAAATAGATGGTGAATACTATCTTCATGAGGGAACGCCAAATGGCAACACCAAGAAAAAAATCAAGCGCATTATCCAAAAAAATCAAGAAGCTAAGAAGCGAGAGGAAGCCCATGAAGCAATCCATTGCTATAGCTTTATCGATGGTTGGGAAGAAGCGCAAAAAACCAACCCGTCCCAAAAGGGGACAAAGAACCAAAACTAACCGAAGAAGAAAATAAGGGGGTGCCAAAATGGCAGCTATAGATTTAACAACTTTGAATTGGGCCAATGGTGGCGCCACATGGAAACAAGCGAGTGTTGGAGTAACAAACCAAGAATTCAAGCTTCCCAAATGGGCCAAACTTGTAACGGTGAAACCAGCGGGCCAAGATGTATTGTTTTCCTATGATGGAACGGATGGAGCTTCCCCAAGTTCCCACGCGTTCCCCCATCCCGTGGATGCAATCATTCAATACAATCCAGTACAAACCGCACAAGAAAGAAGTATATTCATCGCAAGTTCCACCGGAACCGCTACGATATATCTTATCTTTGAATAGACAATAGGAAGGAACCATGGCCATCCCAATTTATTCCCCCGGTGGTGGGGGGATTACCCAAACCACCACGGAATTCTTGAATCAATCTAGTGTATCAATTTCCCATAATTTCAGTCATAAACCCCGCGTGATTATAGTAGATTCTAGTGGTGAAGTGATTATGGGGGACATACAATATTTTTCCAATTCCATCACCATTACATTTTGTACCACGGTAACGGGTACGGTATACCTAACCTAACCAACCACACTATGGAGTATTACACCCATGCAATTTTATAACCCAGAAGTCATCTTTAAAGGTGGCGTAAAATGTGACAATGCACCCACCGAGAATAACCACCTTGTAAGAAAACAAGATGTAGCCGGTCTTTCATTCATTGACGGAATCGCGGATGGTTCTTCTTCGATGCTTTCAGTATCAGGCGGAAAGCTTTCCATCTCGAATCTTGCCATCACAGATGTTCACGTGGATAACACCCAAACTTCATTGGCTAACTTCATCGCCAACGAATCATCCACGGCGGCGGGACTTCAAGAAGGTGACGTTCTCATTCTTACAGCTCCAAGCGATGGAACTGAAACTTATATTGTAAGCGGGGCCAATGGTTCAAGCGCGGCAAACTACACCCAGATTGAAAGCCCATTGAGCGCGGCGGAAGTGGGCGCGGTTCTCCAAGCTGGTGATGGAATTTCTGTCAATGCTTCCAACGCTACAATCAGCGCCAACATCGAAGCGGGAGCCGGACTTTCCAAAAGTGTTTCCAATGGTCAAATCACTTTCGCAGTGGATGCAACAAGTGATGAAATCACAGAAGGCTCTTCCAATCTTTATTATACTGATAGCCGTTCAAGAAGCGCTATTTCATTGGAAAGTGTGGCGGGACCTGATGCCAACTTGATGCAATACAACTCTTCAACCGGTGAAATGAAGGTTCTTCTTTCTGATGTAACTGGTGAGTTCACGGCGGGAGCTGGTCTATCATACGATGGTGTCGGTGAATACTCTTTGGATGCGGATACTGATGATGTAGCAGAAGGAACATCCAACCTATATTTCACAGATGCACGCGCGCGTGGAGCTCTTTCCGGTGGAACTGGTATTTCTTACACAAGTGGAACCGGTGCAATTGCCATTGACCTTCAAGGCGGAACCGCTATTGGAATCAGTGGAAACACCATTTCATTCAATGGTTCTTCTGATGATGTAGCTGAAGGAAGTACAAACGAGTACTTCACACAAGCCCGTGCACGTGGAAGTGTTCAAGCGGATTCCGCCGTTGGAAACCTTCTTTCATACAATTCCACAAGTGGGGACCTTCTTGTTTCCACATCTTCCGTTCGTGGAGCTTTCAGCGCGGGAACCGCTATTGGACTTTCCAATGGTGTTATCTCTTTCAGTGGTACAACCTCAGACGTGGCAGAAGGAACAAACGAGTACTTCACACAAGCGCGCGCGCGCGGTGCTGTTTCAGCGGAAACCGTGGCGGGACCTGATGGAAACCTTCTCCAGTACAATTCTTCCACCGGGGCTTTCAAAGTTCTTATTTCTGATGTAACTAGCGAGTTCACCGCTGGAACTGGTCTTAGCTATGATGGATATGGTGAGTTCTCACTTTCCGCGAATACTGACCAAGTGAGCGAAGGTTCTTCTAACTTGTACTATACAGATGCACGCGTTCGTGGTGCTGTAACCGTATCAAGCCAATCAGATGAGCTTATCAATTACAATTCATCAAATGGTGAATTCTCACTTCGCCTTCAAGACTTGCGATATGAAACATCCATCACACTTTCCGCGAATACTGCAACAAGTATCACCCACAATCTTGGGAAGCAACTTGTTCATGTATCCGCAATGG